ACCTAATTCTTGAAGGTTTCTAACGACGATACTGTGTTGTAATACATCATCAGGGCTATCTTCAAATACTTGACCCATCCAACGCCAGCTAACTTTAGTGCTACCGTCAGGAACTAATCCAATTACACCTAAAGGCATATTGCCTGATTCAAGTGTAACACGGATACTTTCTTCTCTCTGTTTAATAAACTTCTGATTCTTCTTCTGGTATTTCTCATACTCTTTCATAAATGCTTCAGGATCATCCTGGAATTCTTCAGGCAAAGGCATCACTGGTTCTTCTAATCCAATGGCTACTGCAAAGGATTTACGGAACATCTCTTCCTCGTGTGAAATCATCATTCCAAACAAACGTGATAATCCATAAGTGAAGAGTGACATACACTTCTTCTCTGCTGTTGCTGCTACACGTCCGTAGAGAGTTTTGATCTCATAAGCAGTACTAGCAAGGTTAATGTCCAGGTCATCTACACCACCTAATGCGAGACGAATCTCGGAGCGGTAGTTCTTCACGTACATATTCTGGTCACCCGACACACTGTCAGGCGTCATGTACTGAACACGGTCTGTTGGCTCAAGGTTTGCAATCACCCTCGGAACTTTGATCTGACCATCACTGCCAGTACCAAATGGTTGACTAACACGAGTGCTATGTATTGACCCACCGGTCATTGGTGCAAAGCCTGCCTGTGAGCTAATGGTTGGCTTGAAACTGTTCTCATCACCAGACTCAATCAAGTCGTGACGTGGACGACTAGATACCAGTGTTGGGTTACCAAAAAACTTGAGGTTCTTACGGATGTTGCGGGTCAGCTCATCGTGATACAAGATCTGATGTGCGAGCCAATCGAATTCACCATTACCAGTTGATTCACCAGTACAGTCCATATGATTGAATACTTCAACTGCTGGAATGAATCCAAGTGAGTTGGTTAACACCTCTGTAGAACCTGGCATATGCATAGGCAACACGCCTGCCTCATCCTCAAACTCAATCTTTTCATTTGAGATTGTTTGTTCAATACGATCTTTATATACTTTCAGTCGAATAAACTTTTTCTTACCACCACGATTATTTCCTTGAGCAAATGCATCTAGAGCATTAGGCTCTTTGACTGCAAAGCTGTATATAAGAATGATGCTATCTATTTGATTCTTTTGATTGCGATACGCTCTGTAGTTATCTTTTGGGAAAAACAAGAGTTGATAATCTTCTCCTGATGGTCGGAAGTAAAAAAGACCTTGTCCGTCACATAAGAAGTAATCGATAATACTATCAAGCTTCATATCAAGCATATTGTTTTCACACACTTGAGCGATGAACTCACGACGCTTACCGTATGAATCCTGCTCTGCATAAAATTCAACACCACGACGCAACATAAACATCCGCATCTGTGCTAGATGTGATGAAACAATCATGCTATCTACAGACAGATCTCCTCTACGCTCCTTTGCAGCCGTAAGGATTGCTTGAAACTCTGCCTGTACTGAATTAGCCATTCGTATCTTTACCTACTTGTAATTAGTCTAGACGTTTAAACTTTGTACTTGTCAAGATCTTTTTTAGTTCGATCATACAAGCCCTGGAAGTTAGGTGTGTCTACACCTTGCATCGGTTCACCTCTATTCCAAGATGGACTTTCCTTGCGACCGTAGGAATACATATCACCGTATGTATTGTTTGATTGCACAGTTGAATAAGCTTTATCGATAATTGGTGCAGATCTTATATTTTGATCCAAAGCACCTACATTCGTTGTTTGGTGATCTTTATTTTTAGCAAGATATTTATCTACTGTTGCATTTGCAAATTGAGTAGATTTATTAGTATTGTCTTCACGATGGTTTTTAGAGTTATTGACAAAGTTATTAGTAGTGGTCATACCAAACCCTTCGTTGCGAGCCATATTGTTATCCATCTGATCGTTGGCGTAGTTCACATTATTAGTGACTCGCTGATCGGAGAATCCAGCATTCTGTGATTTGTTCACATTGCTTTGATCTCGTGTATTGTTGGTAAATTTATTAGCACTATCAACAGAGAAATCGCCATTTCCTTGAGTAGCTGACTTACTTACATTTGCGTAAGCCGCAATGTTTTCAGCACCGCGTGACCCAGATACAGCAGCATTATTAAATTGTTGTGACTCACGTTGTACTTGAGTATCCCAAGCTCCACCTCCCATTAGCTTTGGCTGTGACGCGTTTCTCATTTCTGTTTGGAAGCCTACGCCACCCGCCATACGTTGCTGACTCATCGCTACTTATAACTGGAAACTATCCTTATTGTAGTCTAATTGTAGAGCTCCTCTTTTTAAAAGTCCTCCCATCGTGAGTACCATTGAGTCCACAGCGTCATCATGCTGTGAGTGTCCAAAGTTTAGTAGTTCATCCTCAAGGATATTCCACTTACGCCACTTGTTCCATATCACACGTTTGTGTTCGTATAAACCTAGAACACCACGCAAGCGTGCAAGTTTGTCACCTTTGAATCCTTTTACTGGTGAACAATGTAAGTTATACAAAGCACGCTGTTCAAACATCACTCGTTTGAAGTCACCTTCAAATGAAGTCTGATATGCAACAGCTTCAGGCCATATGATGCACGGTGACATTGTTGGGAACCATTGACCTTCGTCGTTCTCTATCAGGATGTTCCAGTCAGAAAGCATTTCACATAGGACATCCATCTTCTCTAGATTGCCCATTGTTCGTGACCTGCGTTGGTCAATCAGGTAGATCTTCCCGTCCTTGATTCCACCAAGGGTCATCACGGTCCAGTCATTCTTTTCACTTAGTCCTGCACTCAAGTCAATACCTACACCAAGGCAGTCATAGTCTTCCGGGACTACGCCTTTGCATATAAGGTCTGGTGAGATTCCAACGTCAGCATTACGTACAGCAGTATTGAGATACTGGTATGCAAAAGCAACACGGTCCTCCATCTTGCGTTCGTTTAGATACTTCATTGACCAGAACTCTGGCCAGTAACTTCGTTGCCTACCGTCAGCGTCTGTAATTACTGCCTTCTGAACTATCTGCTTCCAATTGTTCTTGGGGACAAAGAGGGTCGCGTGAATATCGTCAAAGTGGAAGCGGGTTCCCAGACAGATAGCCCGTGCACCTTGGAACATCGTTGGTGCGATAACGTTAGACCACGTCTGCTCCATCTCACGACGAATGTCTGGGTTGTTGATCGAAGCGGCAGATTTGATAGGGTCATCAATAAGCACCAGCTGCGATCGTTTAGAGGTGATTGCACCTTTGAGACCACCACACGCAATTGTGAAAGCTTCCTCACCTGCTGTATCAATGCCTGCAAAGTCATAGTCAATACTCCAATATTCATCTGAACGTTTTATCTTTGAAAGTCTCACCATTGGAAAGACTTCACGGTATTTATTGCTTGTAAGAATACCTTTAATGGTTGCACTCTTGGCTCTACTAATGTCAACCATGTATGCAATATATAGTATACGCAACATCTTCTTGGCTGCGGTATGTCTGCCAATCATCCAAGCTGCAAATAGTCCAAGCACTGTTGACTTAGCAGAACCACGTGGTGCAAGGATTGCAGTGTTAGGTCCACCGATACCCATCAACACTTCACTATCTACACCAGTGCATAACTCTGTATGCCACTCCATCATATGATGTGCAGGAGGTTTACCCATAAAGACACAGAAGTCTTTGAAGTCATCTCTTGCTCTTAATACTTCTGGTGATGGCGGCTTAGTTGTTACTTTAGTTGCCGTCATTAATGCTGAACGACGATAAGCTAAAGCTGGACTAGGAATTGCCATATAAGTAAGTTATCTTTCCTACAGTCTATCTGCGCTCCGCTTGTCTTTGTGCTGCTCTACCTTTTGCTCTAGCTCTATTATTACTATTCTTTGTTTGATTACGAGTAATGTCATATGAGGCTCTCATTTCATTCATCAACTGCTGTGCTTCCATTTGCCTTGAGTTTGAGAAACTTAAGTCGTTTAAGTCACCTGAAGGCATATCAGGCATTCGCTTAGCAAGCGTGCCTTCTAGTCGCAAAGTCCCTGTTGTTGAATCTTTAATCTCAGGCATCTCTGCCATTTCTGGTTGTGAGAATGCACTAGCAATTTGCCGTGGCATCTCCATTGGTCCAGTAACAGAGGGTCCGTAAGACATTATGAGTTACTCAACTCACTATAGATCTTGGCCCAGACTGCATTGATAGCATTCTCGATTGGCTCAGCAAACTGTGGGTCATCTTTGAAGATACTTGTGAGTTCACGCATCACACGGTCAGC